GAAGTTCAGATCCTAGTCAATAAAGATGGTGTTGAGGTTGTAGAGCATAGCCAAGAAGTAGAGATTGAAGTTGATGAAAGCGGCTTTGAAGTAGAGAGCAATACCCACGGCATGGTTATTTCTCACAAGTTTGAAGAAGGCGAAATGGTCATTGAGGGCATCCCTCCAGAAGAGTTCTACATTGACGGTTCAGCTAAATCTATTGATGACGCTTACATTGTTTGCCACCGCACAGAGAAACGTGCAGGCGATCTAGTTGCTATGGGATACAGTGAAGACGTTATTGACGGCTTATCTGGCAATGATGACAGTGGAGTTAGTGGCGAAGTAGAGAAAACCCAACGCTTTGGTGAATCTATAGAAACGACTGACGGCCTAGCTAACGATCCCTCTATGCGTACTATTATAGTTACCGAAGCCTATATGCGTATTGATGCAGAAGGTGATGGCATCCCAACCCTGCATAAGTTCTTATGTGGTGGTACTGGCTACGAAGTATTGGATATGGAGCCTTGGGATAAAGTCCCTTTTGCTGACTTCCATGTAGACCCAGAGCCACACGCATTCTATGGTCGCTCACTAGCCGAATTGGTAATAAACGACCAAGACACAACCACCAGTGTACTACGCGGTATATTGGACAACGTAGCCCTTGTTAACACGCCTCGGCTTGAAGTTAACGAAGATATGGTTGAAATGGACGATGTGCTAAACAACGAGATTGGCGCAATCATCCGATCAGAACAGATTGGTTCCGTTAACCCCCTCACGGTTCCATTTGTAGCTGGTTCAACTCTGCCAGCCCTACAATACTTAGATATGCTAGTTGAAGAGAAAACTGGCATCACTAAAATGAGCATGGGCCTAAACCCAGATATGCTTCAAAACACTTCAGCTACAGCCGCAGCACTGACTGCACAAGCTGGCGCTGGTCAGGTTGAAGTAATGGCTAGAAACCTCGCTGAAGGGACTAAGCGGTTATTCCAGCTAATGTTACACGTAGCCGTTAAAAACTCTCCTGACGAGCAGATGATGCGCCTGAACGGGCAGTTTGTCCCAGTAGACCCAAGTGTTTGGGATATTGAGATGGATATGGAGATCAACGTAGGTTTAGGGACAGGACAAGAAGACGTTAAAGCAGCCGCACTAATGCAAACATTCCAAACACAGCAGCAGATCTGGCAGACCTACGGCCCTACTAATGGCCTTGTTAGCATGACACAAATGCGTAATACATTAGCAGATACCTTAGCCCTAAGTGGGTTTAAGAATGCAGACCGCTATTACGCACCTATGAATCCAGAAACCGAGCAGCAGTTAATGGCTCAGATGGCAGAAGAGGCGGCACAGGCAGAACAAGC